CATCGCAGCGGCTGTAGCAGGGGTGACAATACTTGCAGCGGATGTGTTACCAATCCAATACGAACTGCCAGCAGCTAAACCACCAGCGGCGCTTGCCGCATCCGCACCGAGTCCTTGCGATAAGACACCTGTAGCAAGAGTAGCAGTTCCAGCACCAAGAATACCAAATGCCGCATTGCCCGTCGTATTACTCATGGATGACAAATACAGAAGCGCCTCATACCGATACGTCCCGACAGGCAAGGTCAGTGCGCCGTTGGTTGAAGCGTTAAACAGTTTTTGCTGCGATGTGCTGCTTGTCAGCGTGTAGGTGGCGTTCTGCTGTATCCAAAATTCTTCTTGGACATCTTCCGCAGCCAGCGTCACATAAACCACCGCAGACCCGTCTAGCGACAGCAGCGATCCAGTGCTGGACGATGTGAGAGTGCGCGATAGGGTCGTGCCAGATGACGTATAGACGCCTGTGCCGATTTCCCAATCCAGCCCATCCTCAATCGTGTAGCGGACAATCTCGCCATCTAGCAAGCCAGCCGCAGCGAATGACTGAAAGTTGCTCGACACGGAGCCAAGCGTAATCGTGCCTGTACCCGTGGTGGCTGTAGTCATTTTTGCACGATTGAGAAGTCTAGGCATTGTTACACCTTAAGCTGGATCAGGGATACCAATGTCGAAAGCCGACAGGGTAAAAGTGTTGCCAGAAGTAACTGCTTGAGAGGCAGTAAGAGAACCTGTAGCAAGCAGACGACTGTTGACAGTATCAAGAATTGCATAGTGAGTGGCTGTACCAGATGCACTCACAGAACCATCCGTGATAGCTGAAGCAGTTACTTTACGACCACCACCAGTACGATCAGAAGGGGCAGCGATGCTCAGGCTAGTAGAACTGCCCAGAGCAAAGGTAGCGTTTCCTTGAGTGTAAGTAGTAGCTTCTGCTGAAGTAATAGTAATCTTATTGGCTTCGGTATCAAGAACGGTCAAACCGTTGTCAAACACCCGATCATTAAGAGTTGCCATGTCATTGTCCTTGTTGTGGGGTGATGTCTACTGTTTGAGCATCAATCTTTTGTTGTTGGGCTTTACGCTCATTGACTTTATTTTGGTAACTACCAGAATCAAACTCAATCTCAGCAATACCCATAAGGTCTTGGACAACTTCAACCTGATCCTGAAGTTCAATGCCAGCACCATTGATGTTACGCAGGAAGGAAGCAATCTCACGAAGATCGTGGGGAGCCACATCACCAGCAACAAGTTTAGGCATAGTGTCCCAAGGCAATCCATTCAACTGCCACAGACGCTCAACAAGTTGCTTATTAAGGACATCTACGATAGTGTTGATGTAACTCTCAAGGCTTCTCAGGAAAAGGTCTGTCTTAGTCTTAGATAGAGCATAAGAACCACCGCTAGAACCAAGCATAAGAAACTCAGCCATAAGGCTACGAGCAATATCGTGTTGGTAGCGTTTGACAACAGGGTCAATATCAATAGAACGAGAACCATTTGCGGTAATCAACTCAATGTCCATAAGACGATTGTTGGTAGGCTTTCCATCTGTATCTACATAGACATCAGAAGGAAGCAACGCATAACCTTGTTCATTGTGCTTCAAGTCACGAAGGATGCGTTCAAATTGGTTCCTTAAGTTCACTTGGTCTACTGAGGCATCACCGCCCAGATATTCAGCGGGCATACGACCAATAGGAACACCATGAAGTTCTCGTTCAATAGCAATGGCTTCATAACTCTGAATCTTGTTGAGATATGTGTAGCTAGAGTAAGCATTGCGAAGTACCGACCTACCAGATGGATCATTGTTCAGACTTGTGGTGCGATAGTAAATAGACTTCTCTACGGGGATCATGGCAATACGCTTGCCCCAAGCAGCCTCTTGGTACATACCAAGAATTTCGCCACTCTGTTGGTCTACTTCAAAACTCTCTACGGTCCAAGGTGCGCGGATGGCAATCTTCTTGATGCCGATACGACCATCTTCGTACTTAGAGTTCTTCTTAGGGGAGCGGAAGTCACCTTCACGGCGCTTATAGACAACCTCAAACCACGAGAAGCCATAAGTCAAGTAAGACAGGGCTTCAGAGATGTGATCGTCAAGGGAGTGATCCATATCGTCAAGAACAGACTGTAGGAAGTCAGCTTCTTGCTTGGCGATAGCACTGTCATCAGAAGGTTTGACTTCAATCTTGACATCACGGAGGGTTTGTTCTACGGCATACATGATGGAGCCAACGATAGCGTTGTTATCTCGCATCTCACGATACTTCTGGATAGCCCTCTTGCCACGAAGTTCCTGAAGAAACTCATCGGCGCGGATGTCACCCGTGTAGGTATTCTTACCAGAGACACCAAGTTCGATCTTAGCCGCTGTTTCACTGAGTTTGTTCATTTGGCTACCTACAAGGTTTAGTTTTTAGGACTGAGAAGACCTTTCGCGTCTGAATAGGCCAAATTTAGGGAGGGTTTAGCAACACCATTAAGTGCTAAGTCAGTCAAGGCCCACACAAGGGCATCAAGACGGTCAGGTGATCCGATAGAACCCATAGGTTCCCACTGGACCATCTGGTTCTCTAGTTCATCAAGACCCCTACGGTGCTTAACTTTACCACGCTCATAGAGGGCAGAGATAGGTTCAGCACGAGCATACTTGCCACGAGAAGCATGGACTAGACGGATAGGGATAACTTCGTTGACAGTTTGGAGGGTATGACGAACCATATCACCACCTTGGTTGCGTTCTGCCACAACACGATCAGCAGAATACTTGTGGTAGAGTTCGTTAGCCTTAGATGCCCACTGTTCTGGTGAATAGCGGCCAGTGGCATCCTCAAGGACATAGCACATACCGTTAAGGTCAATACCAGCCACAACCATACCTGTCATGTCGCTTTCTGCGTTAGCTGTGACCGCAGGGTCAATAGCCACAACAACCCTTGCTAGGGTATTAGCGAAGTCTACAGGATCAGGGATGTCAACTTCACAGGCTTGCAGGATGTCTCTGGACCACAAAGCCCCTGATGCTTCATCAAGGATTTCTGCAAAGAGTTCCTGACGACCCAAACGGGTTCCTTCATACTGACTTCTAACTGTAGCCAGATATGGGGCAGCGAGGTTAGCTGAGTTATCGAAAGTAGAACCACTCGTTATAACGGTGGTCTCTTTCTTGAGGATGTCTCTGACAAGTTTGGTAGGCTTGGGTGTTGTGGTGATGCAGACTTGGGGGTGCTTACCTAGACGCAGACAGAATTGGAGCATATCCCAAGTGTCACGGTCCCTATTCCAAGCAGCAAGTTCGTCTCCCCAAGCACACTCAAACTGAGGGCCACGAAGACGCTCTGGTTCCTCTGCTGAGAAGAACTGAACCTGTGCGCCATTTTCCCAAGTCAACGTCCGCTTGGTAGGGGACCACACAGGCATCCCCATCTTAACACCACGGTTTGTCTTATCACCTTCCCAGCAACGGGCAAGGAAACCAGATTCACCATTGATCATAACACGTTCAATGTCGGAGTTAGTAGCAGCAATGGCAGCAATACGTTTTGCCCCAGACTTAACTTTCTCTCTAACCCACTCAACACCAGCCCTTGTCTTACCAAAGCCACGACCAGCATTGATGAACCATGTGTTCCAAGTCCCAGAGGGAGCAAGTTGATTAGGTCTAGCCCAGAAGTGCCAGTTGTAGATAAGGGACTTAGCTTTAGTAGGATCAAGTTGAGCCAGCAGTTCGCCTACATCCTCACCCATAGCACGAAGATCATCAGCATGAAGTGCTAGACCATTCTTACCTGTAGGCTCTGGTTTTGTGGTTGGCTTCTTTGTGACCCGCTTGACCATTACTCTTCTTTTTCTTTTTTCTTATTACCTAGCAAGGCCATAAGATCATCAATAGCACCAGTATCAGAAGTCTCATCTTCTGGTTCACCCTCAATGACAGTCTGAGTGGGCGACCAACCAGCTTTAGAACGCAACACAAGTTCAGCAGCTTTCCAATCACCACCCTTGGCAGCATTGATAACCACATTACCCATTTGCTCTTGGAGGCTAGCACGAGCATCTGCAATGTCTGCACGATACGTCTTGTACATACCATTCATTGACGAGGGTGCATCTTTGAACTGTTGGATAAAATCGAGGATGACCTTCATTGCCACACCAGCACCGATTTGACGGCGGATGGCAGTAGCAATCTCCATCTTGTGCTTTAGTAGTTCAGCCATGATACTCTCAATCTCTTTTGAATAAGTTGTCCGTTAGCCTAGCTTGTGGCCTCAGCCCTCACTACGACCCAGCACCCGCTACGCAGACTGTGATTTATATCCCGCCACGGAAGAACAGCGGTTTGTACCACTAACACGATAGTGGAATTTTGTATAGGTCTCTCCCTAAATGTCACCGTTAACCTTACGGTCTGGACTGAGGCGCGACCTCAATATGCTCATTTCATAAATCCACAATCTTGGTGGTTGATCCATGAGGATTTAGAATACGTTAGCCACAAAGACTGCCTCATGATACCTACTGGACTCTGGCCCTCTCAGTATCGTAGCTAGTCTCTGTGGTTTACAAAGGCTCAATCTAATGCACTTCCATGATCTCATGTATATGTGGGGAAGCATGATCTTTTGCCTTTGTTTATTAGATATAGTGTTGGTGCTTCGGTGTGTCAAGGGGTAGTGTGATAAAAATACCACAAAACACCAAAATAAAATCCAAAGCACCATATTTTCTTTGCAGAACTATTGAAAACACTTCGGCATCGTAGCATCCCAGCGATGAATAGTGTTATCTAGTTCCCATTCTTTACGAACATTGACTACTTCTTCAAAGTCATAACTACGATAGACAGCCTGTTCTGGTCCTCGTCTAGCCACAAAATAACCCATAGGCATCACCTTAGCCACACCAACAACACAAGTATCATAGGCTTTAGGTCTAACTGTGTTCTTACCAAACAATGCAGCATCCCGTCTCTTGATAACCTTTAGGTTACTGTAAGCAAAGTTAAGGTTATCATTATCCTTAAACACTACTCTCTCATCATCCTTCGGGAAGTATTTATCCACAAGTATCATAGCTACCCTAGCTGGTTGAAGAGAGATAGTCTCATCTGCTATACGGATACCCAGATACATCTTTCCACCTTTAGTGGAGTCTAGTAGCTTACCAGTTTTCTTACTGTAGAACTTACCCTCTACTGGATCATAGCTGAACTTGTCATTCAGTTCCTTGTAGGTAAACCCTTTGTACTTCTCTACCATAGTCTATCCCTCTCTATAGTTATGTACATAGTACATCAGATACCTCTTATGAGGTATACTATAGGGATATAGGTATACAATGACTAATCATCAATACCCTCTATGGAATATATCTATATGGATTCTGAACTGGTACTACCTGTCACATCTAATCTTCTATAGAACCCTTATACATCCATCCCTTAGTTCTATCTTGATACGGGATATACTCAGGGGGGCAAACCTTATATATAGATAGTGTTGGTGCTTCGGTGTGTCAAGGGGTAACTGAAAATAAATATTACCTTTCTTTCTTTTTTTTTGTGGCTCATTTAAGTGGAGCTGTACAGCTCGAAGTGATTCTAATAGTAAGGGGGGATAATGTTCCGTGTTTTCAATAGGTTAGTCTCTGCATATTTTATTTTTTCATAAATTTTTGTCTCGGCTCCTAAGTGGTCTACCCTACCCGAAAGTTTTCCCCGCCTATCTTTTGGGGGGTCCCATGCTATCCGAAAGATAACTTGACATACACTTCCAGGACCGAATCACCCCCCAAGGGGATAACTAAAGATAACTTGACATGGGAAAATTCTCTATAGTTTACACGAGGATAGGCGAATCGCCACCCCTACGGGTATTAGGTCAAACCTAACCAAGCGCCCTAAACGTTACGTTATAACATAACAAAGTTGCACCTAAGCCGTTGGAATCCTTATGGATAGGCCACGAAAAGAACCCCCTTGCCAGTGAAGGCAAGAGGACTCGGAATCGTTATGCCTTAAGAGGCTATAAGAGGCTTGCCAGAGGGGCGAGTCTATAGTCCTAGTATAACCCTAGCTAGGGCATAGGATAGGCCACAGAAGAGGCTAGTTTGGACGCCTTGCCATAGCCATGCGCGAATTGTGCCTTTGCCGCTTTGCGGCTTTGATTGCTGAAGGCAATTCATATCAAGCCGCCTTTGTATTGATCACAAGGCAAGCCTTGCCCATTGACGTAGCGACTCGTTGCCATTCTTGCGCCTCTTGCAATGTCATAAGGGGGAGTCCAGCGATAGGCTGGATTGAGAAAGCGCGTTCGATTGCCAGTGTATAGGTCTTGATCATTAGATGGACTCCTTGTTTGCGTTGAAGTTGTCTAGGGCTTTACAGACGGATTGCAACTCCTCTTGCAGCCTTGCTAGATCATACTTGATTACTTCACCACGGCTTGCCCCATGGTATACGTCTAAGGCTTTTTCTGCAAGATAGCGGCTTGCAATCACGATTGCATAGGCGTCTGAATTGTGGCGCTTTTCGATTGCGAGGGTGTAAGTTTTGACCATTAGATTGACTCCGTTTCGATATGAACAAGTGACATTTCCGTTTCGCGGATTATTTCTAATTCCGTTTCGCTGATAGTATAGGGCGAATGGTCAACGATATGTTGAATACGTTCACTTACACTTTCTTCAATCCAGTCTTGCGCTTCCCATTCATTTAGGAAAGCGACTCGCATAGGCTTAGGATCAAGAGTGTCGATTGCATAGGTTACTACATAGGCGTGACTGTTAGAACGCATACGACTAGCCAATTCTGAGGCCGTCCAGTCAACGGCAAAAGTTACCAAGCTGGACAAGTCAAAAGGCTTTCCGAAGTTTGGGCTTTCGCCTGTAGCGTCTTGGTAATCTTCTATCGCTTGTTCGATTGCTACTACCCAACCAACATCATTAAAGCGTTCCAGAATGTCGGTGGTGTAGATCATACCTGACCAAGAACCGTGGGCGGCGCTTGCACGTTCAAGCTGCGATAAAAGATTCTCGACACTGGAAAATTCATAGTCGCAAAGTCCATCCCAAAGATAGTTTTCGATTGCGCCTGTAATGTCTAGGGCGTCTTTGATGTGGTCTAGGTTAGTTATAGGGTTCTGCATTTCATTTGACCTCTTTTTTGAGTTGATAAGCTATCAAAGCGTCTTCCGCATAGGTTATCGCCCCCACGCCAATAACGCCAAGGGGTGGATTATTTAGGGCGTCAAAGTAAACTTTGATAAGTTTGCCGATTGCATCGCCCTTGGGGCCTTTCACTTCATCCAGTGTCATATCTGACAAGGGGGCGCATAATTCGTAAAGATTCCGATATGTCATAGCGTCTTGTCCTCGTGTGGGGGCCGTGGGGCCGTTACTTCATGATTCGGGTATAAGGATTCGGTTTAAGGATGTAAAGGCCCTTTTATGTGGCAAGCTGTATCGGGGGCAAGCTAGGGCGGGGGCCTAACATGGAATAGAATCGGGCGCGGGTAGGTGCGCGAATCACAAGAGTCCAGGCTTTGTCAATAGAGAAAGAACAATGTCTTGGATTCAGCTAAAAGACAGGGAAAATATTCCAAAAATGTGTTTCCTGCCAGTGAATATCGCCGCTAAGGGGTCGAGTCGATATTTTCCGATATAGGACCAAGCAAAGGGCACTTTGCGCTGTACGGCCTTCCTATGGCCTCTGAGGGCCTATTGCCTTAGGCAAGCTAGTGCAGGAAAGAAAATAGCAGAACAAAACAAGAATCTTACGATTCGGGCTTGCATCCCTATAGATTCGGCCTTATATATCGAATCACGTTGAACCCGACTTGATCGGGCAGGGGTCCACACTGGATTCGCAAAAAACGGGGAGGTATGGCGAATCGCTATCTTTACCCGTGTTACCGCTAACATTCAGACATTCAGATATATGAATATTTGAATATCAATTAATCACGACAATATCAGTCGATTTAACGCTGTTACCGCTAACTGATTCGTCGGTTCAAAAGTGTAACTTTAGAGAGTCAAGAGACTCTTTCGATAAATAACCAAAGAAAAACTAATGAGGGGCTTGCTATACCAAAGTGCAACTTTCGGATAGAATCAGTCACTTTCGTGTAACTTTCGATATTCACGACGAATCGAGTCGTGATTGAATTTCAACATGACCCCACCGAGGGAAATGATCACCCCACCGAGGGAAATGTTCGTCTTACCCCACCAAGGGAATTGTTCAGGGAACCCCCACCGTGGGAATTGTTCAGGTCAGATAGTGCTTGACTTCCCAGACGAATCGGTCTAAGTAAATCATAACGAAACGCAACAAGGATGACTGACATGACAAACGTAATCGAGACACTGAACCCCGAAACCGTATTCAAGTTCGTAGAAGACAAAGGCACTAAGATTGCCACAGTGACCTTCATCAAGGTCGATGGCTCTGAGCGTATCTGCAATGGTCTGTTCAAGCCCTCTAGCCACATCATTGGTTCTGAGCGTGGCTACAAGCAAGGTCAGGATATGCGTGCTAAGGGAATTATTCCCATGTATGATCTTAACAAGAAAGCATGGATTTGCTTCTATGCTAACAAAGTGGTGGGTGTAAAATGAGCAAAGGTATTGTCCTGTCTCTCTATGACTACACTGGTGAGGCAGTAAAGCCTTGGGCTAAAGCTGGTTATGAGTGCCACTGCTACGACATCCAACACGATGACACTAACGTAGTCCATTATGAGGGTGGTGGTTCAATCCACTACAAGTATGGTGATCTTTTTGAGGTTTCTACGTTAGCGGCCCTTTATAAGGCCCATCGTGATGGTTCCGTGGTCTTTGGTATGGCTTTCCCCGTCTGTACTGACATGGCTGTATCAGGCGCAGCCCATTTTAAACGTAAGTCTGAAGTTGACCCTACCTTTCAGACTAAAGCATCCAACAGGGCGAGATGGTGTTCTGCTTTGTTTGATATGCTACACATACCCTTCTTTGTTGAGAACCCTGTCTCTGTGCTTGCTACCCTGTGGCGGAAACCAGACTACTCTTTCCAACCCTATGAGTTTGGTGGCTATATTCCAGATGATCAAGCAGAGCATCCTAAGTGGCCTGAGTATATCGCTCCCAAGGATGCCTACCCAAAAAAGACTTGTCTGTGGACGGGTGGTGGGTTCAAGATGCCACAGAAGAAGCCTGTGACCCCCATAGAGGGATATAGCACCCAACACCTCAAGTTAGGTGGCAAGAGTATGAAGACTAAGAACATCCGCAGTGCAACGCCAAGGGGCTTTGCTATCGCAATCTATGAAGCTAATGGAGTGAAGTGATGCTTAACTATGCAATCAAACTGGTCCTCATGTCTTTCCTTGTTGTTTTGTGGCTCAACCCACAAGTGGTTGGCATCTGGGAGGCAAAGAAAGACCTTGCATACAACTCAATAGTAGGCGACTTCTATCACTACGACAAAATCAAAGAGAATCAGGAGTAACTAACATGGCACGATATATGCCCGACATCGAAGGCCCAGACTTCTTCAAAGTATACATCTATATCAATGGTGTAGAGACTGAGGTAGATGTCTTTGTGTCTAAAGCTGCCACAGGGGAATACTACAAAGACGGATGGTTGAATACCACAGACCCTGAGTTCGTCTTTGAGGGTTTTGATGATGATGGAAAGCTGTTGTTCTTCACTATGGATCAACTGGCCCTTCTTGGTGACGTAGCTAATGAACACTTCTGGAATAAGGTAGCTGACTAATGGATGACTTTGACAACGACATCGACCCCGTAGAGGAAATCTGGGCTGACTTTTGGGAAGGTATCTATGATGACCTACCAGAAGAGGCTGATGAGACTGACCTGATCACCTTCTTTGACTGTATGATTGATCAGTATGGTCTATCAGATCAGGAAGCCATTGAGATGCTTGCCACACACATCATCATGCGTTCTAATGGTGTCAACAAGGTTAAAGGATACGTCCATTGACCATGACCTTATTCGTGCCCGTAGAGGGCTATGTAAGGCAGCTAGAGCAACTGATTGCTATCCAGTATAGGGTAGGTACACCACAAGATGCAGAGAGCCACCAGCACGAACTACAAAGGGTCATAGAGTATAACCACAAAACCCATAGTGGGTTCTATCCTATCTATATGGAGAATAAAGATGCTACTGAACAAACAGACAACTAAGTATTACTGTGATCATTGTGGTGATCCTATAGCAGAGAGCCTGATCATGGTTGATGGGTTCTATAAGTACAACTCTCTATCATGTGCTAATTGTACAGACTACGATGAATATGAGGAAGATGACTATGATCAACCATATGATGACTGATAAGTATGGTCCTGAGTGGTCTTCCTTCTATAACACAGAAGACTTCTTAGACTATCTATACAAGGTAGATGATCAAGTCCTTGTAGGATCAGAAGATACCTCTCACGGGATATACTGGGGGGAGCAAACCTTATAAGTAGATGGGTGTTCCGATAGCCCATTCAAGGGGCCAGTGGAAATAAATACCCCACTGTGACAAATATATCACACTTGAACTCTGAGACAGCAGTTCCTATCTAGAGCAATCCCAATAGAGGAAGAATAATGGCTAACATAATCCATCAACCCTGCCCTTTTGTTGGTTGTGGTTCATCTGATGCCTTTGATTACGAAGATGTAATGAAGATTGGAACGTGTCGGTCTTGTGGTACATCTTATCCTGCAAAGGCTAAAGACCACCCACTTCATCCTTGGGCCAAGATCAAGTATCCCCTGAAAGGGCTGCCACCAAAAGACTTTAACCCAGATGACTATAACGAAGGAGATGTCTTGGAAACGAACAGTAATGGCGTCTATCTAGAGCATCGTGGTATCAGTAACCACACCATGCAAGCCTATAACTGCCTATCATACTTTGATGGCGATACACCAAACAAACATACTTACATCTATCCTGATGGTGGCACTAAGACACGCACCTTTCCTAAAGAGTTCTACGTCAACAAGTTCAAGGCTGACCAACTCTATGGCATGAACCTCTTCCCTGCTGGTTCTGCGGAGGCTGTGACCATCACAGAGGGCGAACTTGATGCTATGTCTGCCTATCAGATGCTTGGCTCTAAATACCCTGTTGTAAGCCTTCCTTCAGCCACTCCTAGCAAGAAGCTGCTAGAGAACTGCAAAGATTGGCTAGGCTCGTTTAAGAAGATTTATCTGTCACTAGACGCTGATGACAAGGCAGATAAGTTTGCTACAACCCTGATGCACTTGTTTCCAAGTCGTGTCTTTAAAGTGCCACACGACAAGTTCAAAGACGCCAATGAGTTCCTGCAAGCTGGTTGTGGTGAGCAATATCGTAAGGCTTGGTGGTCATCAGGTCTGTACACGCCAGAAAACATCTACGCCACAGAGGAAAAGTTCCTAGAGCTGCTGCATGATACACCAGAGCATAACTATATCCCTACAGGGATTGAAGCACTAGACGAGAAGATTCTAGGTCTTATGCAGGGTCACTTCACAGTTATCAAAGCCCCTACAGGCATTGGTAAGTCAGAGTTCATGCGTTATCTGGAATACAACTTTATCTCTAAGCACCCTGAAGTACGCTTTGCTACATGGCACTTGGAAGAGACTAAGCTACGTTCTTTGCTTGGTGTGGTTTCATACTACCTCAAGGATGATCTAACCCGTAAGGATTTGATTGCCAAGAAGGGACGTATGCAGGACGTAGAAGACGCAATCAAGCATATAGTCCATAACACAGGCTATATGCAGTTCCACCTTGATGATGCTGATGCTGAGACACTGGTTGACCAGATCAGGGTTCTAACACAGGTCTATGGGTGTCAGTATGTCTTCTTCGAGCCTATCCAAGATGTGGTCACTATCTCTAACGATGACAGTAAAGAAGCACTACTTGCCGACCTGTCTGTTCGCCTATCTAAACTTGCTGCCGACCTTAATGTTGGGATCGTTACTATTGGACATACCAATGACAATGGAGACTTCAAATATTGTCGGATGATTGGTCAACGTGCCTCTGTTATCATTGACCTTGAACGTGATAAAGATGCAGACAACATGGTTGACAGGAACACTACAACACTGATAGTCAAGAAGAATCGACCCTGTGGCCTTGAAGGGAAAGCAGGGGAAATGATGTTTGATGGTGAGACGTTCACCCTTAGTGAGAAAGGAAGCTGGTGATGGATAAAGACTTGGATTTCTTCAAAAATGAACTTCGTGAAAGTTCTAGGTATCCTTACACATATGCTTGTGATTGGATTAAGCAACTTGGTTTTGCATACAGTCGAGCAGATGCTACTAAGTTCTGTAAGAGTGCAGAAGAGGCAAAGGTCTTTGCGGAGCAGTATGTGACTTACTGGGCCTTAGAAAAGATGATGATTGACTTTATGTCAGAGTGTGTTTTAGCCTTTGGAGAAAAGGAGACAGAGTAATGAAAGTAATCGTCCTAGACAGTGAAAGCGATGGTCTGTGGGAAGATGCCACCAAAATCCATGTCCTGTCTTGGACATCTGATGGTGAGGTTTATCAGTCCACTGACGACTACGATGTAATGCGATATGTCTTGTCTACACCAGACACTAAGTTTGTCGCACACAATGCTATCCGACATGACTTGCCTCTGTTCAACAAGGTTCTTGGCACTAACCTCACCTACAAGAACTTTGTTGATACCCTACCGCTATCTTGGTACATCAACTTCAATCGCCCTAAGCATGGCATTGAAAGTTATGGCATCGACTACGGCATCCCTAAGCCTGTCGTGACTGATTGGGATAGCCTGACCTACGAAGAGTATAAGCACCGCTGCGAAGA